CTCCCGCAACTCGTTGGCTTGCGATATGGCCCGGCCCACCTCATCACTGTTGCCGTTCACCGCCGCCCACCGCTGCGCGACGGACTGGTCGAACGAGCGCAGCATTTCCTCAGTGGCCTGTTTCACCACCTCGGCGCGCATGGCCTCGACCTGCGCAAGCTGCGATTCCGTCGCCCCGATGATTTCAAGCGCCTTCTTGCGCTGGTCCACGGCCTCGTTCGCCGCCTTCACCGCCTGCGCGTAGGCCGAAAGCGGGTGCAAGGACTCGTCTAGCGTCTTGATGTAGTCGTTGATGAAGGCCGTCCGGTACTCATTGATGAGCCCCGTAGCGTACTGCGCGTTCACGCCCGAATCCTTCATGCCCTGCGTCCATGCGTCGAGCTGCGCCTTGGCGGACTGCGCCTGTTGCTCCATCTCGGACAGTGGGCTCGTGATGGCATCGGTCGCGCTCTTCACCGCGCTGATTGCGGAAAGCGCCGTAGACGCCTTCTGCAACCCCTCGTCAGTGGTGACATCAAACGAATCAAAGAACTGCGAGATGCCCGCGTTCGAAAAAACCTGTTGGGCTACGGCGGTCATCCGGTTGCGCATATCCTGCGCCGCTTCCTCAAGCCGCTCCTCGGCCATGCCTTCTTCCCACCACTGAAAATTCCACGACGCGTCGGAGATACCCCGTCCGGCGGACCATGTTGCCGTCTCAAGACCGGACAGCGCCTGCTGGCGGATCTGCTCAGGCAACGCCCCGGCAATATCCAAAAGGCTCCCGGCGGTCTGGCTGGCGACTTGGGCGATACCCTGCGCGAACGGCTCGGCTTCTTTCTTCCCGGCCCGGTCATACCAAGCCCCGCCCATAAAGGCGTCAATATATGTCTGCTGGTCACGCGAGAAGCCCACGTCCTCCATTTTGCCGTACACGCTGGCGTGCGTCCGCCGACCACCGCCAAAGAGGGAACCAATCCCCCCACCAAGCAGGCTGCCGATTGCGCCGCCAAGGAGCGTACCGATGCCGGGCACCACAGAACCGATGGCCGCGCCGAGCCCGCCACCAATCCCCGCGCCTGTGCTGATGTTTGGCTGGTTGGGGAAAAGCAGGCTGCCCGCAAGGGAACCGAGGCCGAACCCTGCACCGGCCGCTCCGAGCGTGCCGAGAAGCGTGGAACCTCCTACCCCCCAACCCCCTGTAATGCTATTCGCCAATGCATTGAATTGAGCCTCAGTTGCCGAAGACGCGAAAAAACCACCCGTCAAATTTGAAGCGAAACTGTTGATTCCCCCGGTTATGCCGGAAAAGAGGCCTGCCGTGCCAGACGTCCACGAATCGGGCAAAAGGCTGGAGAACGGCAAATTGCCGAGCCCTATTCCAGAGCCGCCACTCCCCCCCGACGCATACGCCACGCCGCCCGTGCCGAGCATCCCCGACACCACGCCCGCAATCTGGACGGTAATGGGCCGGGTGATGGCCATATGCATCAAATCGGCAAGGAAGGACGCGAACACGGAACGGAACGACGACAGGGACACCTTGCCCGTCTCGATCATCTGCTCCCATGCCGACTTCCAACCGGAATCCATGCCAGAGAACAGGCCACGGAAAGCGTCGTTCATGGACTTGGCCTGATTCGAGGCCTCGACCTGATAGTCGCGCAAGGCCACCTGTGCGCCGTCCATCGCCTCGCGGCTGGCACGCTGGATCTGGTCACGCTTCCATTCTTCAAGGCGTACCAGCTCCTCGGCGGCGTTCTCTCCGGCTTCTATGGCCTTCCGGTACTCTTCCGCCTGCTTGGAGATAGATTTGGACACGGCTTCAGACGACAGGCCCACCATGTCGGCATATCGCTTCTCAAAGTCGAGACGGAGATCGGCATATTTTTTATCCTGTTCGGCGCGCTTGGCTTCCACCTCAGCCAGCTTCTGAGTCGTCTTTGCGGCGTCCTCACGAACCTTGAGGCCCTTCCACTCTTCCGCCTGCGCAACGGTGAGTTTCTTGGTGGCCACCATGCGGGCGGCATCGGCTTCAATGGCAATTTGAGTTTGCTTGGATTGCTCCCGGATTTTCTCCGCCATCTGGTCAAAGGACTTGGCGGCAGGGATATTCGCGGCCTCCAACGCCTCTACGGATTTCCGCAGCTCATCAAGATTGGTGGCCGACAATGCCGCTTTTTTCGCGGCATCTTCAGCGGATTTCATGCCTTTCTTGTTCAACGCTTCAAGCTGACGATCATATTCTGCGTCAACCTTCAAAAGCTCTTTTTGAAGACCAGAAAAATCCTGTCCCTGTTGCTGGTACAAAATCATTTTTTTGGTAAGAGCTAACACCGTTTCGTCATAATCTTTATTCAATGCGGCGATTTTACTTTCAGTAGTATTCTTAAGAAAATCTGCCGTCCTAGTCTCCCCTTCTGCAAGAATTTTATTCGCTTCCTCCTGTACTGATTTCATTTTTTGGGCATCTGCTAAAACAACTTTTTCGTATTCTCTGAATATTTCTTTCTGTTCTTCAGTATACTTTTTAACTGTTTCACCAAATGGGACACCCCACATGGGCATTGTCGTAGCCTTTTCCCAGCCCGCAGCCTCCATCCTTTTCTCAAGCTCTTGTTCTCGTTGTGCGGCATTGGCCTTACCCATAGCATCTGTAATAGCATTAATAGCCGTGATGACAGGGCCGTTGTCCATCACCGTCGCTTTGAACAAATTCCATTCCGTGCTCAGGCGGTTCACCGCCCCCTGTGCACCTTGTGCGGCCTGTTCCGCCGCTGGCCCGAACTCATCCTTCAGAACGGCGGCTAGCTTGGGAAGCATATCTTCCGCAGTGACCTGCCCTTTCTTGAGCATATCGTCGAGCTGTGCGGTGGTGACGCCCATTGCCCTGGCCGCAAGATTGAAAGCACCGGGAAGGCGTTCACCCAACTGCCCGCGCAGTTCTTCCGCCTGTACCTTCCCTTTGCTGATCATTTGCCCCAACGCGAGGAATACGCCGTCCATCTGTTCTGTGCTCAGGGACAAAGCGGCACCGGCTTGGGATACGCCTTCAAAAATGCCGTTCAGATCTTTTTGGAGCGCGCTCCCCTTCCCTGCGGCAAAGAACCCCTTGGCCGCTTCTGCTGTCGACTGGAATTCGAGCCCGAGCTTGTTGCTGATCTCATAGATGTAATCGAGTTGGGAGACGGCCCCTGAGGTGGAGCCTTCAATGGTGGTGTATGATTTGACTAGCCTGTCCATTTGCAGCGAGGCGTCAAAACAAGCTTTTCCGGCATAAATCGCCGCCGCGCCGATGGCCATGACCGGAACGGCGGCGGCCTTCGCGCCGCTCCAAAGCGTAGACATAGCCCCGGATGTATCGCCCAACTGCACCCGCAATTTAGCAAGCTCAAGCGTGGATAGCCCGGCGTTCTTCTGCAAATACTCGAAAGCCCGGTTCGCGGTAGCGGCGGCCTGAGACTTGAGCATGGAATTGGTCAGGCCTTCAAGGTGCTTCGAGCTGACCCCGGCGGCCTTGGCAATCTCTTCCAGCCCCGAAACTTGCCCCTTGAATGCACCGGCAGACAAGGCCGCCTGCGCCGTCTTCAGTTCCCGCGTCAGCTTGTTGATGCCCCCAGTGAGATCCGCCTTGGAAACCGCGTTGCCAATACTTTTCGCAATCGCATCACCCTGCGCCTGCGCCATTTTTTTGGCGCGGTTCAAATCGGTTTCAAACGCGGAGTAATCACCACGGATCGCTATATAAATGCCGGGCGTTTTTCTTGCCATGCCTCACTTCCTGTCTGATACGGCATGGCGATTTCTGCGAATGAAAGTTGACTTTCTCTGTAGGTTATGGTTCGAAAAAATAAGAAAACCTATTGTAGAGACTCATGTTAAGAAAAACTAACAGGGGGGGAAGTGACAAATGGTTTCTGTCATTCAAGGAATATTGATACTCTTTGGAGCGTTCGCAGCACTTGAAGCTTTTCTGGCATATCAGAACGCACAATCAGCCATGCATCAGGTTTATGCAGGAACATGGTTCATTGTTTTGGCTATCTGCATATCTGGAATTGGCATTATCCAAGCTATTTCGAGTCTGAAATCACAGAATTCGATAGTGGAAAATTCGAGGAATAAAATTGAGGGAGAGTCCAAGTAGCTCTACCAGATTTTACTATGGAAGTGGTGTTGAACCCAAAAGCCATTGAACAATCAAGGCCGGGACCCCACATCCCGGCCCTTTCCATCCGCAAAAATCGCTATGCCGTTGTCAATGAACCGCTCACCGCGTAGATGCGGAAGCCTGTTGCGTTTTTTCAGCCTGTTTCGCGGCGTTGCGGCGGATGACCGTTTCCACGGCCTGTACCTTCCGCCACATGCCGGGCGTCAGTTCGATGCCGAAAGCTTCCGCCACCAGCGCCAGCGCGTTGTAGTCAAACCCCACCGGGCCGCCCATGCCGGACATGTGGAGTTGGGTAGCGCCCGCTTGGAGCAGTTCCCACGCATCCGCGTTGTCGGGCATGAGATCCGGGCAACGCCCCTCGCACTCTTCGCAATCCAGATCGTCGCGGTTCCGGGAGGCCTTCCGGCAGGTGGCGCAGTATTCCGCACCGTCGCCGGAAAGCCACTCCCAGACCGCCGCTAGTTTTTTTCTTCTTCCGCCACGCCGAAGGTTTCGTTCACGATGGCCTTGTGCAGGGCGAGGATGTCGGGGAAGGGCAATTCGTCCGTCTGGGCCGCGTCGAATCCGGCGGTGGCGAACACCGCGTCTATGCCCTCGGAAATCGAATACCCGCCGCCCATGAGGTCGAAGCCCTGCGCCTTGAGCGCCTTGATGTCCTTGCCCTTGAGCGGGTTCACGATGAAGTCCTGACCGGAAAGAGTAACGGTACGCATGGTGTTTTTCCTTTTGATGGTTGATGGTTAATAGGATTCCACGTCATTGACGAGGGTAACGACGACAGAGGCGTTATCCGCGTTGTCGTTGTAGTAGGCCGAAAAGCTCTGAGCCATCTTGATCCCCGTGGGGCCGTCCACGGTCGGGCCGTCATAACTGAGCTGCACTTCCGGGACGCTGAACGTCAGCTTGTTGCCCTCATCGATGGCGAACGACAGATCAAGGCTGAGTTCCTCGCTGTTCTTGGCCTTCATGAGCAGGGTCTTGTCCGTGATGAACACGGTGAGGCTGCCGGTAACCGCCATGACGCCCTGAGGCAGATCATAGACCCGCCCCTTATCGCCGAGCTTGCGGATGCTCGAATCCAGCCCGAAATCAATATTGAGGCTGCAATCCGTAACCACGCCGATCTCCGCGCCGCCGCTCAACAGGGAACCCTGAAAATTATTGAACCGCTTCATGGCTACAGCCGGAGCACTGGCGTTGTAGTCGGCATCCACATACTCGGCGTCGCGCCCGAGCATGTTGACCGTGGCGGTCAATTCCCCGTCGCCGCCCGCCTGCATAGCCAGAGACGACACCTTGCAGCCTACAAACTGGCCGTAGATGTCCCCATAGGTGGCCTGCATGACGAGGGACGGCATGTCCTTGTTGGATTTCCAGACATGGGTGAACGGCGCGGCGGCGGGCTCTCCCGTCCCGACCGTGGCCGGAGCCCCGAACATGGCCCTGAGCCAGTGGCCGAAAGCCCGTGCGTCAACCGGGACGACAACGCCGCCGGACACTTCAAGGTTCCCGTCAAAGGGTTCCGCCGGGTCATAGCGGCCCGTCAGCGTCCCCGGGGTGTTCTTGGCGCGGGACGGCTTCAGGGAAAACGAGTTGATGGGAAGCAAGACGCCCCCCGGCGTAGTCGGCGCCACGCCGTAGGACGTTTCCACGTCCATCAGGACTTTGGTTCTGGCGCCGACCGCAATCTGTTTGTTGGGCATGTTTCAATCTCCTATTCGGTTTCGAGGAACCAGACCTTGAACTCCATGTTCACGCGGAAGTAATTCGTCCCATCCTCGTACAAATCCTGATCCTCGATCAGATGCGCGCTGAACCACGGACCGCTCGGCGGCATGGCGGCGCGCACGGCCTTGGCCACGGCTTTAGCCTCGTGGTAGTCCCGTGCCCATGCGTCGATCAGAAGGTCGATCTCCTCCAGCCCGGAAGGTCCGGCCAACGTGTTGGCGGGCCTCCCGCCGAGGCGCTGGAAGGTGACGCAGGGCAGATAGTTCCCGGCGGGGATGGCGAGCGGGAAAACCTTGTTCCCCACCAGCGCGGACAGCCCCGCATCCTCCCGCAGCGTGCGCAGGAGGGCTGTTTCAAAATCAACGGCGCTTGCCAAAGTGAGCATCCCCCAACATGCCGCGCAGGGTTTCGTCCACCGTGCGGCGGACGGCGTTTCTGGCCTTGCGGAGGAAGAACTTGCCCGGCACCCGGTGTTCAAGGACTTTCCCGTCTTTGGCCACCACGGCGTGCCCGAACTCCACAAGGTGGCTGTGCGGGGCCTTCACATAGACCACATAGCCGCCGTCCTTGTACTTCGAGCGGTAAATCCAGATGGATTGCCGCAGCCTTCCCGTCTTGTCCCTGAACGCCGTCGAAGCCTTGGCCTTTTCAAAGACCTGCGCGGCAATGCCTCCCAAATCGGAATCAATCTCCGCCCGGACGCCCGCCCGGATGTCTTCGATGGGAATGTCCACCACGACGTCATTGCTCACAGCTCACCTCCCGGCACATCAGCACCAGCCGCGTGCCCCTGTTGTCAGGCAACGGCGCGACAATGCCGAATACCTTACCGCCGTGCACAATCCGCATGTCCGCCGCCACGCCGGGCCGGAAGCGGATCGTGACCTTGTGCGTCACTTCGGACTGCACCTGCTGCGAGGCGAAAAACTCCCGCCCGCTCACGGCATCGACCGATGCCCACACCGTGGCCACGTCCTTCCACGACTCCCGCCTTAACGGTGCGCCGTACTCGTCCACGACAAGCTCATACCGCTGGATGGTCACGCGGTGGCGAAGGGAACCGGCACGCATCAGAAGCCCCCCGCGACGACATAGGGATCAAGCAGGCAATCCACGAATGACCGCCCAAACTCATTGAAGTTCGACCCCACGGCGAAGCTCTCCCGCTGTTCGTACAGCGTCCCGATCCGCACCAGCATCCACTGGCGGATCGGTTCCGGGAACCTCTCGGCGGGATAGCCCGCCCTCACCGTCAGCACGGTTTCCCCCTGCGGAAAATCCGGGCCGGGGATGAAGGCCGCCCGCAACGGTTCCCGCAGGGCCATCCCGGAAGGGACGAAACCGTACTGTTCGGGTTTGACCGCCATGCCGTCCACAGCCGCCCCCACAAGCTCCGTGCAGGGAACCAGCGGAACCTCAAGCATACCGGACAACGAAGGGAGGGAAACGGCCCACGTCGATTCCCCGAGTGCGCGCCCGGTGATTGCCTCGGCTTCCTGCCGGGCCGCTGTGATAAGCAAGGACAGCAAGGCGTCGTCCGCATCGGTATCCACTCGGACAAAGCCTTTCGCCTGTTCCAGCGTCACTGGTTCGGATTCGGGCGGGGTCAGCTGACGGATGGTCATGGCGGTCATTCCTCGGTTTTTTTATCTTTGGGCGGTTCGGGCTTTTTGGCGGATTGGGCGGTGCATCCGCACTGCTCCGCGCACAGCGCCGCTTCCTCGTCCATTTCGGCCTCCCCAGCGGGGTAATCCTCCGGGGCATACCCGTGCCGCCAGTAGCGGAACGGCTTCGTCAGCGTAACCTTCATGGCCCGCCCCTTACGCAACCGCGCACTTGAGGATCTTCACAGCCTCGGAATCCACCAGCATGCCGCCCACCCGCTTCGTGGTGTAGAAATGGACGTAGGGCTTGTTGGTGAACGGATCGCGCAGGCTGCGAATGCCGATACGATCGAAAATCCAGTAGGCGCGGGCATAGTTGCCGAACAAAACCGGGGTGGCGTTGGCGCCGACATCCGGCATGTCCTCGTTCTCCACGATGCCATAACCAAGGATCTGGGAAGGCTGCCCGGCGAGCAGGCCCGGCTGCCACAGGTAATTGCCGTCCGTGTCCTTCCATTTGCGGATCACGGAGAGCGTCTTGCCGTTCATCATCCACTGCGCTCCGGTACGGTGGCCCTTTTTGAGAGCATAGATGAGGTCAACGAGGTCATCGGCGGGATTGGAGGCCTTGAAACCATCCGCCACTCCCGTCTTGAGGCATTGCAGCGTACCGAACGCACGGGTGCCGTCGGCTTCCTCGCTCTGCGTATGGTCCAGCAACCCCTTGGGCTTGTCCGTCCCGTTTCCGGTAAGGAACGCGGCCCCTTCCTGCTCCGCGAACTGAATGGCGATGTCCGCCGCCAGTTCGGACTCCACATTGAAGAACAGATCGTCCAGCGCCTTCTGGGTCACGGCGGGATTGGCATAGATTTCCCCGAACACGGGCTTGAGTTCCGCGAACTTCGCCGTGGCCGTTTCGGAACGGGCCGCCTTTTCGCCCACCCAGCCGGAAGCCGTGCCGCCGAGATTGACCAGCTTGCGGAAGTCCTCAGTGCCGATGGTCACGACGCGGCACACCTGACGCATGGGCGACTGCTCGCGCAGCAGGCGCAGAATTTCCCGATCCTGCTCGACGGGAACGGCGTAACCGCCGTCCGCCTGCGTACCCACGCTGATCGCCTTCGCTTCCAGCCCGGAAAGCCCGGCATCGTCACCCTTGCGGATCCATTTCAGCCAACCAGCCTTGTGTTCGGCCTCGATATGCACCTTTTCGTCGTTCCCCGCCGCGCCGGGGCGGTTGGCCTTCTTCGCCACCTCGTCCAGTTCCTTGGACAGGCGGGCGATCTCGGCTTCGGCTGATCCCACTTTGGCCTCAAGCTCGGAAACGGCCTTGCCCTCGGCCTTGGCCTTCAACAGTTCGTCGTTGGATTTCTTGAATTCGTCGAACGCCCTGTTCTGCTCTTCAAGAAGATCCTTCAGTTCCTTATCCATGAAAACTCCTACCCTCTGAGGGTCATGATGTTGCGCCGCACCAGCGCGGCAAGCTCCCCAACACCGCCTTCCTCGGCATCCCGCAGAGGCATGGCCCTGAAACCATCGGCAAGGATGGCCTTTGCCTGTACACGCGAAAACCCGGCATCCCGCAGGGCTTTCTCGGCGTCGCGGATGGACGGGCCGTCCGCATCGCTCTTGATCCCCGTCACCCGCGCCTTGCCGTTGGCCGGGAAGGTGACAAGGGAAAGTTCCACCAACTCCACGCGCTTCAACGTGCGGCGCGGCTCATCCGGCTTGCTCCGGTTCGCCCATTCGATGGCCCGGAAGCCGATGGACATGCCGTTGATGGCAGGACGGGGCTGCATATTCATGAGCGCGTACATCTCGCGGCCTCTCGGCGTATCCGCAAGCCTGCCCTCGACGTACAGCCCGTGTTCGTCCTCCCGCATCTCCGTCCACACGCCGATGGGCGTCAAAGACTCCGCGCTCATGTCCCAGCCGCCGTGCTGCGAAAGCATGGCCGGCCAGACGCCGGACGTCTTGAAGTCGGCTATGGTCTTGGTGAACGCGCCGTTGGCGATCACGTCGCCGTAGGCATCCATGTTCCCGAACACAGCCCCGTACCCGCTGAAGGTCATGGAATCGGCCCCGGCATCGGGAGCCGCCTTCAGCTCGACAAGGCCGCAATCAAGCCTTTCCATCCTCGTCTCCTTCCATTGGGTTCTGCCCCGGCTCGGCCATATTCAGCGGCACACGGTATTCGTCGCCGCCCACATAGGGGTTCATGTCCTCAAGCTCCCGGATGTCGTTGGGGGACAGCGCCCCCACGCCGTACAGCCGCGTGTAGAACTCGGCCCGATCCTTCGCCGCCCCGCGCATGAGGCCGTTGATGTTGAACTTGAAATAGTAGCCGTCCCGTCGCTCCGCTTCGCTCAGGAGCCACCGGGACGCGCTCTTTTCGAGGCAGGCGTACCAAGGCCCCAACGTGTGGACGGCATGCTGCAAAAACATCTGTTCCGCGCTGGCGTAGGTGCTGGCCTTGTCCGAACGCCCCACCATGATCGGCAGGACGCCGAACGCCCGGCACACCTCTTCGACCTGATACTGGCGGGATTCAATGAACTGCGCGGCGTCGTTCGGCATGGAAAGCTGCGTCCACTTCATGCCGGAACCGAGTACGGCGGCCCTTCCCGCGTTCTCCGTTCCCGCAAAGGCCGCTTCCCACGCCGTGCGGAGATCCTTGCGCTGATCCTTGTTAAGGCCTTGATCCGTGGACAGGATGCCGGATGGCCTGACGCCGTTGCGGAACGAGGATGCCCCGTGCGTTTCCAGCGCGAGGGACAGCCCGATGGCTTCCCGGGCCAGCACCACCCCGTCGAGGCCGGAAACGCCGTCCCACGACAGCCAACGGACATGCCACATGTCCTTGCGCGGGACCGTGATGTACCGCTTGTCCTGCGTGGTGATCCGGTAGGTCAGCTCCCAGCCGTCGCGCTCGATGGACACGCAGCCGGGCGGGTAAGGCAGCATCTCGACGATGCGGCCCCCTACCCTGTTCAGCCAGATGTAGGCGTTCCCGGTGAGGCACAGGTGCAACGCCAGCATGTGGCGGAACTCGAACGCCGTCTGAAATTCATTGGGGGCCATGTCCATAAGCTCGTACAGCCCGTGCCCGACAGCGGGGTTCCGGTTCCTGCCTTCCGCCCGGTAAAGCTTGAAGGGGACCTGCGCCAGCCCGTTGGCGATCACCCGCACGCAGGCCAGCACAGCGGAACACTCCAGCGCCGTCCGCGCGTTCACGGCCACACCGCTACGGGCCGCCACGCCGCTGAACAGCGCGACAAGCTGATCGTAACCGCCCACAGGCTCAGGGCCGGACTTTCGGAACCAGTCTAACAATCCCATCACCACACCTCGACAAAAAAGGTATCTTCCTCGACCGGAACCCCGCCCACGGCCCCGTTCATGGCCATCGCCAGCGCGACAATCCCGTCAATCCGGCCCGTACTCTTGATCTTGTCGAACTTGCGGTTCCCGCTCGGGTCCTGCTGCACCCGCACGTTCGAGGCACACATGGTCAGAACGGGATGCATCCCGTGACGCATGGCTCCCTCGGCAAGCACGTCCTCCAGCGTTTCCACCGCCGGGTTCATGTCCCGGAAGCCCTGCCCATGCGGGATCATCCGCAAGCCTCCGGGCATGGGCTCGTCCCTGCCTTCCACCCATGCGTCCACGCCTTCCTCGCGCAGGGCCCGCACCATGTCGTCGATGCGCCAACGGTCGAATTTCAGCCCGGCGATAGTCATCCTGCCGTGCAGTTCCGCGATGTTGCGGGCTACGAACCGATAGTCGATGGTCCGGCCCGGTGTGGTGTTCAGAAAGCCTTGCCGCGCCCAGAGGTCGTACCGGACGTGATCCCGCTCCGAACGCTCCCGGATGCCCTCGGCGGGCGTCCAGAACAGCGGCATGACGTGCCTGTCCCCCTGTTCGTCCTGAACCGTCAGCATCAGCGCGGTAAGGTCGTTCTTTCCGGACAGATCGAGTCCGCCGAACACGGGCAAATCCTCAAACAGCGCCAAATCCGGTTCCCCGCCGCTCCGCCGCCAGACTTCCGGGGTGATGAAATGCGCCGCGCCGTCCACGCGCTGGTTGAGATAGAGGTTACGGAATGCCGCCTCAGCCGCGGGCATCCGTTTCGCCTTCTCCGCCATCTCGCGCATGTCTTCCAAAGACCGGAAATCGCCAAGGGCGGGGTTCGCCAGATACCAGTTGGCCTCATCCCACGGATCCGCATCCATCGGCACCGAAAAAAGGAACGTCTTGAACTTCGGGTCTTCGATCTCGCCCCGATTCACCTTCTGGCCGTAGTCAATGAGCTCGGAAAGGACGGCGTTGTCGCTGGCGGCCTGTGTCGAAATGCACCACACCAGCGGATCGGCGTGCGCGCCCCGCGAGGTCATCATCACATCGTACAGCTCGCGGTCCGCGCCAAACTGCGCCAGCTCGTCGAACACGATGAAGGATGACGACTTGCCGTGTTTGCCCCGCGTCTCGCTGGACAGGGCCGTGAATTCGGAACCGCTCACCGGATCGACCAGCCTCTTGCGCGACTCGACGACGTTCAGGCGTTCGGACAGCTCCTCGTCCATGTAGATCATGGCCGTCATCAGCTTGAACAGCACGGACGCCTGTTCCCGGTCGTGCGCCAGCGAATAGAGCTGGCCGTTCCTGACGGCTTCCGGACCGCACAGGTGCGCAAGGCACAGCCCAGCCACCAACGCGGTCTTGCCGTTCTTGCGGGACATGGACAGCACGGCCTGGCGCACCACGCGCCGCCCTTCCCCGTCCTCCGCGTCGTAGACCTCCCGGATGATCGCCTTCTGCCAGCCGCGCAATACGAACGGCTGCCCCACTCCGGCGCCGTCCGGCGTCCGCAGGGTTTTGATGAAGGCAATCACTTTCTCCGCTCTGGTCATCCGGCTACGCTCCAAACATCAGCCCGGACCGTTTGGACTTCGGCTTCTCGTCATCCTTCCCGGCAGCCTTGGCGTTGATGCGGCTGTTCACGCACAGACGCAGCTTTGTCGCCAGCTGGCTCAGAGAACTGTTGCTGTTCACGAGCACCTCGTGCCAAGGGTTGCGCTTCACCGCGCCGGAAGCCGTCTCAATGACCTCGCCCTGCTCGGCAAGCATCCGTTCCGCACGGTTGCGGCGCGCATACTCTTCGCAGTAGGCCCGCAGTAGGGGCACGTCCCCGGCCTGAAAATAGCCTCGCGGGTGCGCGTCCACGATATGCCGCCACAGTTCCGCCGCATCCTCGGACATACCCTCCGGGTGCGGGAAAAAACTCCCGGCGGGCGTCATCATCCGCAGCCGCCTTGACTGTTCAGGTTCCGGGCCCCGCGCTCCCATCACATCCCCGCATTCCAAGGATGCGACTTGTCCGTGGGCATCCCGTTCTCGTCATGGCCGCCAATGATGCCGCCGTGCTCCACCCGCTGCTTGCGGGAGTCGTGACAAAACTTGCAGAGCGCCTGCCAGTTGTTCTCGTCCCAAAACAGCACGGGGTCCCCTCGGTGCGGGCGGATATGGTCGACCACGGCGTCGGCACCGCGCAGGGCCTTCCCGCACATCGCGCAAAACGGATGCTCCCGCAGAAAGGCAATCCGCGCCTTGCGCCACTGCGCCCCGTACATGCCCCCATGCTTGCCCACAAAATTACCCCCCTAAATTTTCCCGAAACTGTGCGTAAAGGGGCACACGCGGTCATGGGGCTGTGTGCTCCAGAGATCCGATTCCCTCCCCTCCCCACTTTCTTCCCCCCTTCACGCTCATGTCGCCACAATGCCGCAAGACACAAAAAAAGCGCACCCTGAACAAGTTTCGGATGCGCTTGATGATTCTTCCCAAGTAAAACAAAAAGGCCCTCGGAATGTTCCAAGGGCCCATAAGTTACTGTCAGGCTATTTTATTTACCTTCACCATCAATATCAGGCAACCCGGCAACTATCCGATTTGTTTCCAAACTGACGCGGATGATGCGTTTCACAAGATTGTAGATATAGGTCGGGTCGTTGTGCTCTCTACACCAGTCATTGGGGTCGTTACGGATGCCGCTGTCCTTGTCCGTCGTGATCGCATAGCGTTCCATGATCCAATTCAGTGCACTTTTACCATTTACAACGTAATCATAGGCTTCCAGTGGAATGCCCTTGAAGGTGATGTTGCCGTTGTAGATGATGGTTCCCCTTTCACCCTTTTTGGGGAAACGCATCTTCTCCACATGGTAATAGGTGAAGTCGTCCATATCGCCTTGCGGCTTGCGTTCTTCCTCTACAGGCCACGGCTCCACCTGCTCATAGTCCAGATGCCAGTGCGCAAGTTCCCGGCCTGCCTTGCTGAATCCCCAGAAGTCCGGGGCCAGCGGCACACGGGGCAACATCTTTTTGAGATCGGCGGCGTACTTTTCGCGATACTTCGGGGAATGCAGTATCCCGTAGACGTAATAGAACAGGTCTTCCTTGGTGATACGGTTGTCTTCATAGTGCGTCTGGAAGTGTTCCAGCCCCGCATCAGTAATGGCATCCTTACGGGTATATTCTTCCGTCACTGTTTTGGGCAGGGGCAAACCCAACTGTTTCGGCTTGCTTTTCTGGGGTATCAGAAAACCTTGTTCCGTAGTTTTCCCTTTCGGTTCATTTCTTTCATAATAGTATAGAGGGAAACATTGACCACCCTCCTGCATGTACAAATCAGGAAGTACATTTACAAGAATACAGTTAAAATCTTTTCTACCTCCAACACCCGGAACAACAATAGCCAAATTTTTATGGTTGGCAGTAGGAAAAATAGAAGGTTGACGCCCAGGACGCTCATTAAGCATACTATCAAAATACACACATTGCTTTTGAAATGGCCTATACAGAGATTTCACTATATGGTCTTTATAAAAAGAACAAACTATATTTTTATAAAAATATAATTGTAAATTTACAGTCCATTTTATTCTGTGTGCACTTATAGCAATCAAATTATCAACATTTTTTTCGGTATACGATCCAATATATTGGTTGTAACAATCAATCATATCCTTCATTGTAGATGTCAATTGCTCGTTGCTAAAATTATAGCACCACGCATCACGGTTGGTTTTCAATCCGCCAGAACGCATACAGAATATCGCCGTATCCCCATCATTGAGCGGGACAAAGTCATCAAAGTCGCCGCAACGCTGGTTGATCCAGTCATTGTGTTCGTTGGGGTGCAATTGTTCCCACGGCATGACGGCATAGTCAGCAAAGGTCTTCACCTTGTGCAGTTTCTCTTCCCGTGTCAGATAGTCCCCTATATCATGATAAAAAATCTGTGCCTTGCCCGTGTGTCCCGGTTTCTTGATGAGCAGGGTGATGGCAACAGGGGTACGGGAGCCGGAACCAAAAATTTTGCCACCTTCCCTACGGGACAGTTCGCCGGATGTCCGTTGATTTCCCCGCAAATTGAAGACATAGACGGCGGAAAATTCTTTTTCCAGCTCATGGCGGAAACCGTCCGCCGTATTGCTGTCCAGCCAATAGCCATTGGTAACAAAACAGATCACACCTTTGTTGCCGATGCGATCCGAGGCCCAGCGGAACGCCCGAATATAGGAATCATACAGACTGTTTTTCAGCGTAGCTGTAGAGTGGGCGACATAGGTTGCAGCAATACGTTTATCCAGATTCGGATATTTTAAATTCTGATTGTTGTCGTTGGCGTTGTTCTGCCCCACTGAATAGGGCGGATTACCGACAATGACGCGAATGTCCCGACGTTTTTGCTCTTCCACACGCTCGGCATTTTCAGGTAGACCAATATCTATCTTGCCATCCGTTTCATTCAACTGAAAGGTATCCGTCAGGCAAATGCCGGGAAACGGTTGATACGGCTTTCCGGTCACGCGGTGATAGGCTTCCTCAATGTTGATTGCCGCAATGTAATAGGCCAGCAACACAATTTCGTTGGCATGCAGCTCATAACGATACTTCAAGGGCAGCATGTCCGGAGGGATGAGTCCGCTTTCCATCATGCGGACGGGGAACGTCCCAGTCCCCGTGAAGGGGTCAAGAATATGGATGCCCTCATCCTTGAGACTGCAACCAAAGTGTTCCTGCAACGCCTTGTCCGCGCTGCGGATGATGAAATCCACCACCTCAACAGGCGTGTAGACGATGCCGAGGCGTTCCACCATCTTGGGAAACGCCGCCTTGAAGAACTTGTCATACAGCTCCACAATGAGCTTTTGCCGGGCGGTTGGGTCATTGACGCCTTTTACCCGTTCCCGGATGCTGGCGTAAAAGCCTTCCAGCGCATCAAGGTCCTTCTCCAGAGCCTGCCCTTTCAGTACGTCCAGAATGCCCTGCATGGACTGCGAAACCGGATTGTGTTCCGTAAAGGCGTAGCCTTCAAACAGCGCATCGAAAACAGGTTTGGTAATGACATGCTGCGCCAGCATTTCAACGGCCTGTTCCCGGTCAATGGACGGGTTCAGGTTGCGGCGTAATCCGTCAATAAAGGTGTCAAAGGCGGCCCGCTGTTCATCCGTAGGGTGTTCCAGCATAGTGCGGATGCGCATCTGATGCCGTTCCGCAATACTGGCGATGTCCTTTGCCCACGTCTCCCAATACTGCCTGTCCCCACACTTGTGAACAATCTTTCCATAAATGGCATCCTGCCATTCCCCAAACTCCTGCGAGGCAAGGGGAAGCGTAAGCCATTCGCCCGGAATGCGATCCTGTTTATCCTCACCATCGCCGCCAACACCAATGATCTGCACAACACCGTTGCTTTTGCCCGTCAGGTCAATCTTGGCAAACTGATTATCCAGCCTGTCGTCATGCGCCCGCAACGCATTGAGCACCTGCCACACGGTGCGGTATTTCTTGTTGTTATTCAGAGCATTTTCCGGGGATGCCCCCATCGCTATGCCGATGGGCAGAATGACATAGCCGTACTTTTTGCCCGGAGCTTTACGCATGACCCGACCAACAGACTGCACCACGTCCACAACGGAATCTCGCGGATTCAGAAAGATGGCACAGTCCAGAGCCGGAACGTCCACGCCTTCCGAAAGGCACTTGGCATTGGTCAGAATGCGGCACTCATTTTCTTCGCTGACGGCATTGGCCTTGAGCCACGAGAGTTTCTGGTTGCGCTCCACCACGTTCATGGTTCCGTCAACATGTTCGGCGAAAAGCCGGGGCAGATTGACCTTGCCGCCAAGCTCATCGGCGATGCGTGAAAATTCCTTGGCAACCAGTTTGGAATGCTTGATGTTACCAGCAAAGGCCAGTGCGGTACGCATGGGTTTGGGATCGGACGCCACATCCGCCTTATCGTCTTCGGCAAGCCGTTTGCCTAATCCTGTCCAGCAACCCACAATTTTGACGGCATCGTCAAGGTTCAGCTCATCCCCGCTGTCCCCGATGCGGGATTGCAGGCTCAAGTTGACGTGGCGCTCATCCACCGCAATGATCAACACCTTGTAATCCGAGAGCAGGTCACGCCGCACGGCTTCATCAAACCGCAAGCGATGGAAAAGCGGCCCGAACTTCTGCGGATCGTCCATGGAAAAAACTTCCGTCCCCAGATCCTTTGCCCTGTCCTTGCTTGCTTCGGCATAGATACGCGGCGTTGCCGTCATATACAGCCGTTTTTTGCCCCGGATATGGCTGTTGTCGTGTACCTTGACGAAAGCGGAATGGTCTTCATCCTTCGCGGTATAACCCGCCGTCCGGTGCGCTTCATCACAGATAATCAGATCGAACGTGAAGCCCGCCGCTGCTTGCGCCTGATGCACTACATCAATGGACTGATACGTGGAAAAAATGATCGTTAAAGCGGTGTTGTCCTGCGTCGATTCAAAGGCTTTTGCCAGCTTGTGCGGGTTGGTGGTGGAAGGATAGGCCATTTCCGAGATGCGCATATCTTCTTCATTACGGCTGGCCTTGGAGTCCGAACAGACGGCAAAACACCGCAGGGGAACGGAAGCGTCCGCCGTCCATGCTCGGAGTGTCTGGGAGAGTAGAGATATGGATGGAACCAGAAAAAGCACCGTGCCGCCGGGCTTTACCATTTTTTGCGCGATAACAAGGGAGGTGTACGTTTTGCCCGTTCCGCAGGCCATGATGAGCTTGCCCCGGTCGTGAGCCTCAAATCCTTTCAAAACGGCTTCCAACGCCTCTTCCTGATGCGGACGCGGCGTCTTTTTCACAGTGCTGCATTTTAGCTCGTCCGGCTTGTCCAGAGAAAAGGCCGTCCAGTCTATGGGGGCCTCTTCCATATCTTCCAGCGTAATCAGTGAAACCGGGATGGTCTGTCCTTCCAGCGCATCGGCAGCATGTTTGGTGAGGGGAGCCGTGGCTACGATAATCCGTTGGGAGAATCCTCCCTTGCCCGACAGCGTAAAGAAGTTCCCGAGGTCACTCATGGCAACCGGGGAGTCATAAAACTTACACTGGATGGCACAGTAGGTTTCGCCTTCCCGGAACTTCGCTACAAGGTCAATACCCGTATCGGGAAGCGTGTATCCCTGTTCCTTGCGTTGGGGCCAGTCTTTCCAAAGCCATACATCAGAAAAAATAGATTGATACTGCGGATCACATTTCAACCACGCACAGACAAGGCGTTCAAAAGCATCACCTTTATCCTTATTAAACTGCTGCTTCCGGTAATCTTCCAAAATCTGGCGTAACATAGTCTCCCCCCATAAAGAAATGGAGGTTATCAAGCCATATTTCAGGAGTACCTGTCAATCGAGACTCAAAAGCACCTCACCTTGGTTAACCAAGGAATTCAATCTATTTTAGACAAATCAGAAGGGCAAAAAAAAGAAGCCTCAGAAGTAACGCATCAACCTTACTAGGATTTTACAAGAGTTGGGTGTATTGATAAATTCAATACTCACCCGGCACTTTCTCTACGCATGTGGAGGTGTTTCCTTCTCATTCTCAATGCTGTACTTATGGGCCTTATCTTCCCCACACACGTGGGGGTGTTTCCAACATGAACGCCACCGCACCCGCACTCGGCGAGTCTTCCCCACGCATGTGGGGCGCGCAACAAAGCCCCCTTCCTCACGGTCGGGGGCTTTTCCTCTTTTCTATTCCCGGCAGCTCACATTGGACCGATCAGTTTCATGATGAGCGCGCCGAGGCTGCCGGCCGCAGCAGCCACGCCAGCAAGGACGGACAGCCCCCCGGCGCGTTTGTTCTCGGCAGCTTCAAGCGCGGCGATACGGACATCCAGTGCTGCGAGGCGTTTTCCATGATCCTTAAGCTGGGTGATCACGATGTCGTCGAGACGCTGGTTAGTGCCCGCGACCTCGGCCTTGAGCCCGGAAAGCTCGGCCTTCACTTCCCCGATCTCGCGGACAAGCTGCACGTCGTCGTTCATCGCCCCGCCTCCACGCCCTTGATCCACAGGAGCAGGTTCCCGGCCTCGCCAGCGGGCAGGTGCACCCACTCGCCGGACTCGGTGAACGTCTCGCCCCGGTAGGTGTAGGACCATTCACCCGTCACGACGGCCCCCGGCGTCAGCGGAGCCGGGCTTGTCGCGGCGGTCGGTTCCGCCCATCGAGCGCACCCACTCGCCGCCAGCGTCATCACGAACAGCAGCGCGATCAGCCTCGCGGCGTTCGCCGTACCGTTGACGCAGCCACAGCTTGATGAGTTCAACGAACGAGGTGAGGAACTCAAGGACGGCCCGCACATCACTTCCCCGTCACGGCCTTGACTTCGGCCTTCACGGTTTCGGACTTGCCGTCAGCCACGGCGCCCTTGTTCTGCCCGAAGTGTGCGGCAAGGGCATGGGTCCAGCGGTAGAAGACGGCATAAAGCCCAGTCGGTTCCTTCGGCACGGGCATCCATACGGTGGCCACGGCGCACAGGCCGCACACGGTCATGACCACGCTCAGGGCGGTGACGAGCCACGCCGCGTCGGGGTACTGCGCGGAAAGGCTCATCAAGGTCGAAAAGATGAAATCAATCACGGTCGCTTCCATCAGTACTTGCCTCCATGCTGGTAAAAGGCCACGTCACGCGGCTTGTCCGGGTCGTTGTCCACATGGATCCACGTCGGAGCCAGCTCGACGCGCCGGAATCCGGCCTCAAGCAGGGCTTGCAGCATGACGAAACGGGAATGGGAATCCACGCAGCGGATATCCACGGCATAGCCGCGAGTGTGCGCGGAGGTGGGCACGCCGCCGACCGCCTTGTTGTGCTTCGGGCAACGGTACGCGGAAGAAAGGGGGAACGGGATGCCCGCCAGATCACGGGCCTCGTCGAGCATCTGGAGCAGGTCGGCGTCCATCTTCTCTATGCCTGCGCCGCACCCGCACTTGCAGCGGAACTCGACCGGGGAGAAGTGACGCAAGGGAAGAACAGCCATAAAAAATCCTCCTGCGCTCACTGTGTCACGGTGAGGCAGGAGGAAATACCCTGAACGAATTCAGATGGAAGGCGCTACTCAGTGAATCCACTCCATAACTTCCAACTTGGATGGAATGCGCCCCGTACACATAATTGTGCCGTCGATTATCACCGCAGGAGTGGACATGACGCCGAGAGCCATCATTTCCTTAAAGTCAGTAACCTTTTCGACTTTGGCAGAACTGCCGGACTCTTGGACGACAACGTTGATAACCTTTTCAACTTCTTTACATTTGGCACAGCCGGGGCCGAGAACCTTGATCAACATAGCGGACCTCATCAGGTTAGAAATTTTGCATGTGAAGAAGGTTAAATAACCAACCTACAAGCGTAAATATAATCAATAACATGCCAAGAAATACCGCCAGCAGCTTCCAGCTCATGACCTGCTTGAGCATGAGCACTTCCGGCAGGCTCGCGGCCACAGTGCTCATGCAGAAGGCCAGAGTCGTTCCCAGGGGCAACCCCTTGAGCAGTAGGCTTTCCATAACCGGAATAATACCCGTGACATTGGTATACAGCGGAATGCCCACGGCAACAGCCAGAGGAACAGACCACCACTGACCCGCTCCCAAGTTTTCCGTAAACCACTCCTGCGGTACAAAACCGTGCAATAATGCTCCGAGGCCTACACCGACGATCACCCATAGCCAGACGCGACGGAAAATGCTGCTTGTCTCGGAGTAGGCAAAAGTATGGCGTTCCATAAGCCCTATTTTGGGTACTTGCCCCGGTTGTATGTCCATAGCCTGAGGAGGAGCATTCTTCATAGCCTCCAAAAGGAAAGGTTGCAGCCAGCGTTCCGCACGGATTGCGTCCATGAACACCCCGCCAATAATGCCCGCAACCATACCTACTACCACATAAATGATTGTGAACTTCCATCCCAAAAGCCCCCACAGCAGCACCACGGCAATTTCATTGATCAGCGGTGAGGTGATCAGAAAGGACATGGTAATGCCCAGAGGTATGCGGGCTGTGGTGAACCCCAAAAAGAGAGGGATACTGGAACAAGAACAGAACGGCGTAATTGCCCCAAAGCCAGCTCCTAAAAAATATCCAACGCCCCGTCCTTTCCCCATCAGGTAATTTCGTACTCGCTCAACATGCATCCCAGCCCGCAACCAAGCGATGACGTAAACCATAAGGACAAGCAAAAGGAGAATCTTTGCCGTGTCATAAAAAAAGAATTCGACGGAATCCCCCAACGGACTACCCTTTTCAAGGGGAAAGAGGTCGTAGGCAATCCATTGGGAAAGCGGCACAATACCTGAGTACACGACCCACCAGACAGCAAGAGCCACAATACCGATCACAATATAGCGGATTTTATTTATTTCCCTTGTTTCATGGTGTTGCTGCAACGAGGTAGCTTTTTGGCCTTCACACTGACAGGAAAAGGAAGATTTTTTCCTTGCCTCTCCTCCAGTACAACAGTTTGACATATCCAACTCCATTAATTTCTTTTTTGGCTAAATTGACAAATATTAGGCAAAAATTTTTATTTGTTTTATTAAGCTGTTAACGGGTAGTTAACATATCGATTTGGGATCGTACACGTTTTTCGACAAGTTCCCCTGTACACCCCAGAAAAGTTTCGAGGCAACAGAGAGAAAGCTTGTAGTAAATGTTCGTGCCTCTCTTGTTGGAAGAAATGATCCCGGCTTCCCTCAACACGGCAAGGTGCCTCGAAATCGTTGACATATCATCGCCAACGAGAGACTGCAGTTCACAAACACACTTTTCCCCATCCCGAAGTGCATCCACCATCAAAAGGCGCGTAGGATGCCCAAGGGCTTTAAATATTTTGGCTTGTTCAGCTATATACTGCTTGTTATGAACCATCTTTTGCGCTCCATATTTGTCTTTTTTGCAAAATAGACATGCTAGAGTACTGTGTCAAGCTATCTTATCGTTCCCACCTCTTTCTCAATCTAACAGCCTCACCACAACCTGAGCTGCACCTGCGGCTTAGGCTGTTCCTTGACCTGCCGGGCGAGGATGCGCACGTAGCGTTCCGTTACGCCGAGTTCGAGGGCGATGTTTCCCGGCGACTTGCCGGAACTCAGCATACGGACGATCCTGTCCTTGAACGGCTCACCCTTACGCCTGTTCGGAAGCGTCACCCGGAGCCCGCCGAAGGCCGCACAAAGCCTTTCCATACGCTTCATCCCAAGGACAGCGGAAAGCGGGGAACCCGCAACGGGCTTGCGGGGAATATACGTGGACACCCCACCTACGGCCCTGCATAAGAGATCCGCGCCGTCTTCCCCAATGGCGTCGGCCAGTTCATCATGGCTTACCCACAGTTCACCCATCACAACCTCCCGCTCTTCATCCCCCGTCACAACGTGACCTTTTCCGCATTCCGCTCCCACACGTAGCGCATGGAATCCCCACCGAAATCGCGGGCGACGCGATACACGAACAGTCTGCACGCGGGCCGCACCTCGACATTCGGGCCGAGCACGGCTATTTCCCCGCGTGATGCCCGCCATTCCCGGCGTTTCCTTGCAATGACGCCTTGAAGGGACGTGGACACTTTCGCCAACGCCTCAACTTTGCCCATGCTCTCGGGAATGACGATCTCAACCTGTACGGCCGTGCTCATGCCCCACCTCCAAACGTTTCATACTGCCACCCTGTCTTCCCTGCCTTCACAGCGAGGAACCGGAACCACGGATGCTGTGTTGCGGCGACCTTGATTTTCACGCGGGCGTCGTCTTCCCAATGCCCCTTGACCTCATGCAGCTCGATGCCCCCGTCAGCCCGGATCACGACGAAATCCGGCGTGTAGAACGTCTTGTCCGCAAGCCGCAGCTTCACAGCCTCATACGCCCACGCGACGACCTCGCCCGTGTGCTTCATCCCGTCCAGATACCCGGCATAGCGGGCCTCGGTCTGGTTCATGGCGTCGGTCTGGTACGTGCGGCCATTCCGGGGAAGGCGGGCCTTGCCGAGAAGCTGAGACTTGGGCAACGGGCTGGAGCCGGGCTTTACCGTCTTGAGAAATTCCCGGTACTCTTCGGGGCTCACTGCTCCACCCCCAACGCCCGCAAATTGGCAAGCTGCTCATCGAGCGGCGTGTCCAGCCTTCCCTGCTTGCGGGCGTCCATCTTGTCCCACAGGGCTAGAATCTTCGCGCACCACTCGCCGTTGAGCATCCGCTGCTCCTCACGGGTCAACGTCCTGCCGGGCAGGGCCAACGCATCGGCCAGCGCCGTTTCTCCCCGCCGTAATTCATCGCAACGCGCCCATATGTCGGCCACGGTCGGAAAGTAGGGGGACTCGCGGCGATACCGCTTCACGGCCTTTTCCACCGTGCCGGGCGAGAACTCCGCGAGGTCTTCAGCCCAGTCCTCGGCCAAAATCTGCAGCTGGGCGGGCGTCCTACCTGCCTGCGGGTAGTGCAGCGCCAGATTGACCAGCAGTTGAAGCATGAAGTCCGGGTTGTGCATGTTGAGCCCTCCGTGCCTGTAAAAGCATTTTCGCCATGTCGTCGTTGTCCTGCACCCGCTGCTGCGCTACGGTAGCCGCCCGGGGCCGCGCCTGATTGCCGTTTCCGCCCCGCTCCACGGGCTCGGGAGGTTTTCGCAGCCAGTATTCCCGCCTGAGGAAGTTCGCCGCCGTTGGGATGTATCTGCCGCCCTGCCGCTTCCATGCCTCAGAGTCCTCCCACTGCCCTAGAGCGTCGAGGATGCGGGGCAAGCCGGGGAGAGCACGGCTGGACTCAAGGGCTACCCATTCGCCCGCGGCTTCGCTCCTGCCTCCCCGGTGCTGTTCCGGGAACGCCTCGAAGAACTCGTCAAACGCCAACGAGGGCTGACGGGAAGGGACGGCTTCCGGCTTCCGAGATTCGGGGGCCGGGGTCTCTTCCGGCTCGGGACGTTCAACGCGCGCGCACGCGTTAAACACACACTCTTCTTTCTTCTCTTCTTCTGGAGAAGGAAAAGGAAGAGGGGCATTGCTCGAATCATGCTTGGGCAATGCTTGAGCATCCGTTGAGCATTGCTTGTTGAGATTGTTTGCTTTTCCCCAGCGTGCCTGAGCAGCTTTTTGGGCCTTCTCGGAACGTGCCAGCGCTTCTGACTGCCACGGGTTATGCTCCTGCCAATCGTGCAGAACGTAGCCGTCCGAGGTTTCATCAACCCACATGCCAAGGCAGGTGTCGAAAAACTTCCGTTCTTCACCCTGCCAGTCTGCGGCAAGCTCAATGTCCTCCCAATCCATGCCGGAAAGATTGCCGTCAGGCCTGTATTGGGTAGACCAGAGCCACAGAACTTGCAGGGAACGTATCCCCTCAAGCCCCAGACGGCGGACGGTCTTCTTCGTCTTCGGGTGTTGCCAGAACCCGACGGATAACCTGATGTCCGTATTCATACCTTCCCCCATACGGCGATCATGGACGGGAACGGCGCGGAAGCCGCCGCCCCTTCAAACTTCAAGCGTCCCTTTAAAAATCGAATTTCGGTTGCGGCCCGGTAGACGTGCTCATGGAACCACGCCGTATCGGTACGTGCCGGGAGAAGCCCGACGACCAGCGCGCCACGTTCCGCTTCCCGGCGGGCCTTCTCGACCCATGGGCCTATCTCGCGGCCGTAGGGCGGATTCATGTAGCAGCGCTCCCCGGCCCATGAGTGCGCGAGGCCATCCACAAGAGCGTCAGGGAACAGTCGGCGGAACGTCGTTTCCCCCCACACCCGCAGCGCATGGGGCGGCACGCAGTACCGCCAGACCTTTGCCGACCACGGCACGGCGCATACGTCCAGCGTGAAATCGAACTCCAGATCCAGATTGTGGAAGAACTCCCACGGCGTCGGCCAGTCGTCTTTGACGCTTGAGAAGAGGGCCCGGTTCAGCATGTGATCACCCTCCCCTCTTTGAACGCCAGACGAATACGCCGGAGCCGCTGCCGCCGTTCCCGGGCGGCGCGCTTGCTGCCCTTCTGGTCCCGCCATGCCGAGATCACGACACAGGCCGGGCCTTCAAACTCGGCCACGACCTTGAGCCGTCCGTGGGCCATAACAAAGCGTTCGCCGTCCTTCATGCCGCTGCCCTTCACACATGTCCCTTGGCGCAGGGCATCAAGTATCCCTTGCAGAGAGATGCGCCGCTCAAAACAGCGATCGAGCGCGTGGGCGGAAAAGGTGAGGTTCATAGTCACACCTTTGTAATACATAAAAGTTACTGATTTTCTTTTGTGCCGGGGACATACTCAAGCTCAAGGGAACGGAGTTCCGGGCACGAGAGCATCTGAGCGATTCCGAGCTTGGCGGCCTTCCTGAGACAATCAGAGACGCCCATGTCCATCAGATCCGCAGCGTCTCGGAACTGTTGAGACTCGTCCTCGGAAACCCGGAACTGAAGCTGCTTTTCACGCTTCGGGGGCATGACTGATCTCCTTCTGGCTACCATTTCTCACCAAACGGAACATTGCAGCACGGATATTGTCCTGATTCGGTCCCAATAGATGTTTCCGCTTTCCCTTCAAAAGGTTGCATATCGTAGACGCGGGGACTCCAGACTCAACAGACAGCCTTCGCTGGGTGAACCCGGTTTGGTCTAAGAACTCACGGATTTCAGTAGAGATTGTTTTCATACTTTTTTTATTAACAATTGTTAATGAAAAAGACAAGCCGCTTTTGTAATGAAAATTGACAGAAGATAACTTTATGCTTGGATTATGCCATGACATTCAGCGAAGACATAAAAAAGGTTCTTCTCCAGATCGTCGAAGACTGCGAAGGGAACAAGGCTGCGGCCGCCAAACGACTTGGTGTAAACCCAGTAACCTTTTGGATGTGGATCACAGGTGAACGAGATCCCGTCAAGCCTGCTATCAGTAGCGCTATAGATGCGTCAGGGGCATATCTTGTCTTTAGAGGTGAAGATTTAAAAAAAGCACATAACTTTGATGAATCAAATAAAAAAATTGAAGAATTAGAAAGGCAAGTTGAAGAATTAAAGATATATAAACATAAATGGGAAGGGCACCTTGAAACTGTCCGTGCTCAAAGTAGCTCTGCCCCTTCGCCTCAACTTAAAGGATACGATTCTTCAAAGATAGATACGGCATGATCCATAGCATGATATGGGTAGAAATTGAATAAAAACCCACCGCGCTGAGAAAAAGGATGCAAGAAACACTAAAAATCCTGATGGATGAACGAAACAGTAGAATTCTCGGCTTATCATCCGCAATTTCAGCTTATGGTATCGCCGCTATTCGAGGAGCTTTCATCCTAAATGGTAGTGCCGCTGTTGCTGTCATGACAAAACAAGGAGTACTTACTCCTGAAAAAGAGTCTCTCATATTGGTTTGTGCCATTGGTGCAGCTCTTGCTGTCTTAAGTGCTGGCTTCAGCTTTCTGTCTCAATGGTGGCTCAAGGAGGCATTCTTGGAATATACAGGGCAAGCAATATACTCACTTCAACATACTGGTGTGGCATCACCTTTTATGAAGTCCCCAGAAGCATCGAGAGCGCGTTGTGCGTTTTATGGAGCTGCGATGCTGTACTGCCTTTCTGTAACGTTTTTTATATTCTCTGCGATTAAATTCATTCAGTTGTCGTAAAAATTCAGTTCTGCTTGTAAAGAAATGTTCATCACCATCATAAATTTTAGAAAACAATAATAAAAATAAAGATACTATAGCGCCAGCCAAGAAAAATAATATATAGTAAATATCCATAGTGCTTCTCTTCCTCGCCCCTCCCCATGAGGGGTTTTTTCGTATCCGCTGCTCAGGGCATTTGTGAACCGCAGATCTCATTTGGGGTCACGGTATTTCTTGTGTAATTTAAAAATTATTTTTTGAAAATATATATTGATCTTTATATTAACATTTGTTAATTATCTCCTCACGACAAACGCACAAGGAGAACGCCATGCCCACCGCCCCCTACCTCGTAATCGGAACTTCCCCCTTCAACGGGATGGACACCGTGGACGAATGCGACTCTCTCGAAGAGGCGCGGGAGTTCGCCAACGAGCACGGCGGAAAGGTGGTCAAGGCTTCCGAGTATCACCCCAAGGGGCTGCTCGAAGACTGGTTCAACAACGAGTCCGAAGACTTCGGCGTCCGCCCCGGCATCGACTTCCCCGCAACACTCCACCGCGCTTGGTAAAGCGCCTAGCCCCGCACCAGCCCGGAAAATCCGGGTTGGAAACGGGATTGGGATTCAAAGCCGAAAGAAACGGAGGGAGTAATGATAGGACTCCATGAAAAATTTCAGATGTCTTTAGGAAGAATCATAGAGCTGCAAGAAAAAGAAGAGGATTTAGCGCGGGCACAAGCTCTTATAGCCCGCCTACGTGCTGAGAATAACGTATTGAAAGAAGACAAAAATGTATCCTGTCATTTATAGATAGTCTGAACAACATATTAGTATCGCTGG